TCTTGATGGAGTAACCGAACATTTCGGTAAATTCGGCACGCTCGAGAGCGGTGTTGTGGCCGAGGGTGACACCATCCCCCTTTCCCACTACAAGACCGAGGCCGTGAACTACAAGGAGATCACGCTCAAGAAGTGGCGTAAGGCCACCTCTGCCGAGGCGATCACCGACCGCGGCTACGATCAGGCGGTGGAAATGACCACCGACGAAATGCTCAAGGATGTGCAGAAGGGCATCCGCAAGAGTTTCTTTGACTTCCTCTCGACCGGCACCGGCGCGGTGAGCAGTAAGAACTTCCAGGCTGTTCTTGCGCAGGCTTGGGGCAATCTGCAGGTCCTTTTCGAGGACGACGAGATTGGCGCGGTCTACTTCATGAATCCGCTGGACGTTGCGGATTATTTGTCTACGGCCAACATTACCGTGCAGACCGCATTCGGCATGAGCTACGTCGAGAACTTCCTTGGCCTCGGCACGCTCATCATGAACGCCAGCGTCCCGAAGGGCAAGATTTACGCCACGGCAAAGGACAACATCGTCCTCTACTACATCCCCGTCAACGGTGCCGATCTGCAGGAGGTCTTCACCTTTACCACCGACGCGACCGGCTACATCGGCATCCATGAGGAGCCTGATTACACCAACATGACCGCATCGGACACCGTAATTAACGGCATGGAGCTGCTTGCCGAGCGCATTGACGGCGTGGTCGTTGGCACCATCGACAACGGCACGCTCGGCTCTTTGACGGTCACCTCTGCCTCTGGCTCCAAGAGCGGCGATACCAAGCTGACCGTGTCTCCGGCAAAGGCTGCCGCGGGCAACAAGTATAAGTACACGTCCGGCGCCTCTGCCGCGACCGTCGCTTACGGCGACAACGTCGCCGGTTGGAACGATTGGGACGGAAAGAGCGACCTGACCATTGCAACCGGCCAGAAGGTGACCGTTGTTGAGTGCGACGGCAACTATCATGCGCTCAAGTCCGGCAGCGCTGACGTAACGGCAAAAACCTGATAGGAGGGCGGCGTAATGCTTGAACAGGTCTTACGGCACTTGAACAACTGGTTTCTCGTGGACATTCACGAGGGCACGTTCACCGTGGAGAATGGCAGCATTACGCTGCCCTTTCTCCTGACCAATCAATACTTCCGCATTGTCGGCTCTGTGTTTAACGACGGCCTACATCAATATCCGGCGGTCGATTTAACGGACGAGACGTTTACCGGCTCTGTGTGGGCGCTTGCCGTGCCGAAAACCGTAATCGATCTTTCGGTTGAGATCGCCGCGTGGCAGGAAAAGAACGGAGAGGCCGTTGCAAGCCCGTATCAAAGCGAGAGCTTTGGGGGCTACTCCTACACCAAACGCAGCGCGGGAAGCGACAGCGGCACGTTAAACGGCTGGCAGAACGCTTTTAGAGGCCGGTTAAACGACTGGCGAAAGCTCAAGGGGGTGGAACCGTGAGTTTACTCGACGATTTCGCAAGCAAATGCGTGCTGATGGAAAAGACGCGAACGCCGGACGGCGCAGGCGGCTACATCGTTGCGTGGGCCGAAGGCGCGGAATTTCTCAACTATCAGGCGCTCGACACCTCGATGGAGGCCCGCAGAGCCGAAAAAGAAGGCGTGACCTCGGTATATTCCGCACTGGTCAACAAGACCGTCCCCATCGAGTACAATGACTATTTCCGCGACACGTCCACCGGCAACACCTACCGCGTGACCTCAAACCCGGAAGAACGGGCTGCGCCTCGGTCGGCAGGCCCGACGATCCGGGCGCTGAAATTCTTCACCGCGGAGCGAAAGAATTTACCAAAATGAGGTGGAACAAGTGACATATAAAAACAAGGAAAACATTTATAAAGTTGAAAACGGCATTGTGTATGTTTTTGACAAAATGGGGAATCTTGTGTTTTTTGCGGATGCTGAGGACATTCCTTTGTTTTCTATGTGGTCTTGGCACCTCGATTATAAGGGGTATGCCGCTGGCGGTTCTGGGTCCAATGGGAAAATGTATAAGGCTCATAAACTGATTTTTCAATCGGCCCCCGGTGAAGTATGCGACCACATTTCAAGGAATCGAAAAGATAATCGCAAATGCAACTTGAGAAGCGTTTCTTATGTGGAAAATAACAGAAACCGAAGCCTTAGCGTATCGAACAAAAGCGGGAGAAAAGGAGTGTTTTTTGATAAAGGAAACCATTCTTGGCGCGCTGTAATCGGTGTTGGCGGGAAAAACAAATATTTAGGGTCATACAAGACATTTGAAGAAGCTCTCGCTGCTCGCGAAACCGCAGAAATCTTACTTGATTGGAATGGGGTGCCAAAATGACAAAGGATAAGGCGCTCCATGCGTGGTTTTCTCAATTCCTCCCGGCCTATCCGACCTCCAACGTGCCGGATGACGCGGTTTTCCCGTGGCTGACCTATGAGCTCATCACCGGATCATGGGAGAGCGGTGAGATCGCGCTGACGGTCAACCTCTGGTATTACACCGAGAGCGAAGCAATCCCCAACGCTAAGGCGCAGGAAATCGCCGACGCTATCGGCATGGGCGGCGTGCTTTCGCCGTATGACGGCGGGGCGATGTGGATCAAGCGCGGCTCCCCGTGGTGTCAGAACATCGCGGATGAAAGCGATAAAAACATCAAGCGGCGGTATCTCAACATTACGGTTGAATTCCTGTCGCAAAACTGATGAAAGGACAACGACATGAAATTTACAAAAATTCCTTCTGATGCGTTTCAGAAGCTCCAGATTAACGCCGGTATTCTGACGACCGACTTCACGCCTGCGACCGGCACTATCGGCGAGGCGGGTCAGATTGGCGCGACGACCGGCGGCATTACCTATATCGCAACGCCCACCTATAAGGACTATGGAGAGGATATCGACAACTGTCCGAAGAATACCAAGGAGCTGAAACAGGTCGATTCGTGGGAGGCAAAAGCCAGCGGTACATTTGTAAACGCAGATACTGCAATTGCTAAGAGCCTCTGCGGGGCGGCGGATATCGATACGACAGACGCCACCAAGATCACACCGAGAAACTATCTCAAGGATTCCGACTTTGATGACATTTGGATTGTGGGTGACTACTCCGATATGAACGGGGAAACAAATGGAGGCTTTATTGCCATCCATCTGCTGAATGCGCTTTCTACGGGTGGATTCCAAATGAAAACAGCTGACAAAGCGAAGGGACAGTTTGCGTTTGAGTATATGGCCCACTACTCTATAAATGATCAGGAGACCGTTCCCTTTGAAATCTACATCAAGGCCGGCACGGCGGAGGCGTAAATGAGACTTTCCGACATTCAGGGCGAGCGCGTCTTTGACGTCATCGCGGATATCATCGACCCCATCGCCAACATTGCGGAGGACGATGCGGCATCCGCGCTGTTCAAGCGCGAGAAGCTGCCCGAGGGCATGACAGCCAAAGAGTTTATGACGCAGCGGGCGCGAAAAGCGCTCCCTGCGCTGCTCAAGGGCCACAAGGGCGATATCATCGCAATTCTTGCCTCTATTGAGGGCGTGAGCGCGGAGAGCTACAAGGGTGCTCTGAACCTCGTCAAGCTGATGCGCGACGCAACGGAACTTTTGACCGATGAAGCATTCGGCGCGCTTTTTCTCTCAGCGCAGAGCGGGAAATCCTCTGGCTCTGCGCAGGAGAATACCGAGGGCAAAGACGAATAAAGCCGTTCCTGCGGTACTGTGTGGCGCGGCTCAATGAGAAAGCGAAAACCGAGGCGTACCGCATCTATGTGACCGACGCGCTGCGCATTGTGGGCGAAAACACGGCGCGATACGCGAGCGGGGACTACATCAAGGCGCGATACGCGGACATTATTGAGCCGAAGAAGCAGGACAACCGGACGTGCGAGGAAATCACCGCCGATATAGTCGCGCGGTGCGGATTGGTGGTGAAACATGAATCTACTTGATTTATTTGTCAAAATCAGCGTAGACGATCAAGCAAGTTCCAATTTGGGCGGGATTGCGTCAAAAATTGGAAGCGGGCTGAAAACGGCGGCAAAAATCGGCACGGCGGCAGTTGCCGCCGCTGCCGGGGCCGTGTCACTCTTAACAAAACAATCTTTGGACGGTTACGCGGAATATGAACAGCTTGTCGGCGGCGTGGAAACGCTGTTTAAGCAGTCCGCCGATCAAGTGATAGAGTACGCAAATCGTGCCTATGAAACTGCCGGATTGTCTGCCAACGAGTACATGAATACCGTTACATCTTTTTCGGCGTCCTTGCTGCAAGGTCTTGGCGGAGACACGGAAAAGGCGGCAGAGGTCGCCAATCAAGCCGTCATTGACATGGCAGACAATGCCAACAAGATGGGCACAAGTATGGGAATGATCCAAAATGCCTATCAGGGCTTTGCCAAGCAGAACTATACCATGCTTGATAACCTCAAGCTCGGTTATGGCGGGACGGCAACAGAAATGGCACGTCTCATTAACGATTCCGGCGTTTTGGGAGATACCGTCGAGGTAACGGCCGAAACGGTCAACAGCGTATCGTTTGATAAGATGATTGAAGCAATCCATGTGATCCAAGATCAAATGGGGATCACCGGAACAACGGCAGAAGAGGCAGCCAGCACCATCGAAGGCAGCGTTAACATGATGAAGTCCGCTTGGTCAAACCTTGTGACCGGCATTGCAGACGATAACGCGGACCTTGACAAGTTGATCGAAAACTTTACCTATTCGGTCAGCAAGGCCGCAGAAAACATTATCCCGCGCATTGAAAAGATTTTCACGGGATTTGGCGATCTTATTGTCAAGCTTGCACCTGTTATTTCGGAACAACTGCCGTCGCTTGTAAGCTCTGTTTTGCCGTCGCTTGTAGATGCTGCCACAGCATTAGTGCAAGGCGTGGTAGACGCAGCCCCAGGCATTGTTTCGGCGCTTGCTGATATGGCGCCGCAAATCACCAGAGCGATTCTGTCAATTATACCCCAGCTATTAGATGTAGGCGTCCAAATGCTGATTGCATTAGTGCAAGGAATTGCATCGGCTATGCCGGAAATTGCGCCGCAGTTAGCGGATTGCGTGGCGCAGATTGCGGAAGTGTTGACACAACCAGACACGCTTGTTGCTCTTGTTGAAGCAAGTACGCTGTTTATCGTCGCGCTTGTTGAGGGGCTTGTTGATAATCTGCCCACCCTTTTGGCGGAAGCACCCAAGATTGTCAAAAATCTTGCGTCTGCATTTATCCAGTCTCTTAGCTATATCGGAGAAGCGGCAATCGAAATCGGCGTCGCTCTTGTCCAAGGCATTTGGGATGGCATTAAAAGGATGGGCGACTGGCTTAAAAGCATGGTCGAGGGCTTTTTTGACGGTATTGTAGACGGCGTAAAATCGACGCTCGGCATCCATTCTCCGTCTCGCGTATTTGCGGGGATCGGCGCAAACATGGCGTTGGGTCTCGGAGAAGGTTGGGACAGCGAGTTCGGCTCCATTAAGCGCGACATCTCGAAAAACCTTGACTTTGGAACCGCATCTATTGATTTTGGAGCTTCCGGCGCTGCGGCTATTGGAAACTCTATTGCGTCCGGGATTGGCTCTATGGCAGCAGAAAAAGAAAGCCAAATCATTATCAACCTGACGACTGAACTGGACGGCACCGTGCTGGCTCGAAAAATGGTGCCTTACAATGAAGCAGAAGCGGTGAGGAGTGGAGCATGAGAAAAACGATCAAGATCAATAACGTTGACTTCACTGCGTACTTTACTCCGGTTGGCTATAAGGTAACGCACAAAAAGATCAAAGGGCCGAACGAGGGCTATATGCTCGATGGGAGTTTCACCGAAGACATTTTGGCAATTAAAGCAGTCATCACCTGCACCTGTATGCCGCTGACCGAAACGCAGCTAAATGCGTTGCTGGCCCAGCTTTATAGCGGGACGCTTAACGTCTACTTTTTTGATCCTAAAACGGGAGGTTACCGCACGGCTGCAATGACTTGTGAGCCGCCCGAAAGCGTAGATCGGGGGCAGGGGACAAACGCGGCGGAATACTGGACGGGCACGGTGCTTGTGTTGACGGAGAAGTGAGCATGAAGATCACCTATAAAAACTGGACATTTCTTTTTTCGCAAATCGAAAGCGCCAAGCCGACGCGCGAACAATCGTTAAGCTGCGAAAGCATTTCGGCGGATACGCTGACTGCGGTCGTCCGATGCAACGATCCGACCATTATGGCATTTGCCAAGAACGACCCGATCCGCGTTTGGGAAAGTGATTCCGACGCATCCATGCAGACCTATTATCTCCGGTCAATTACACGCACCGGCGCAACCTCGTATCGGCTCGTTGCGTGGTCTGCGGTCGGGCTTTTAGCGGCAATGGCGCACAAAGGCGGCATCTATACCGGGCAAACTGTGGCAGAGGTCGTTAAAGAAATCTGCGGGAACGTACCTGTTGTTGTAAAAAGCGTATTTGCCAACACCAAGTTATATGGATGGCTGCCGTATTGCCAACCAAAAGCAGATAGGCGAGGGAAAAGCGCAAGAGACAACCTTGTGCAGGTGCTGTTTGCTATCGGCGCGTATTTGACGACCGATTTAAGCGGCGTTTTGCACATTGATGCGTTATGGGATGGTGCCTCGTCCACGATTGGCAGCAGCCGAATGTATGCCAGCGGTGGGAAAGTGAGCTATAGCGACCCCATCTCCGCCGTTACTGTCACGGAGCATCAGTACATCGCGGGAACCGACGAAAAGGAGCTGTTTTCCGGCACATCTCAGCAGGGCGACATTATTACCTTTTCCGAGCCGATGCACTCACTCACAGCGACAGGCTTCACTATTTTGGAGAGTGGCGCGAACTACGCCAAAATCTCCTCCGGCTCCGGCTCGCTCAAGGGCAAGACGTACATCCACAACACTCGCCTTGTGACGCAAACCGTCACAGAGAACGCGGCGGAAAATGTCAAGTCTGTCACGGACGCCACGCTCGTCTCCCTTGTCAATTCATCTGCCGTTGCCAAACGCTTGGCCGACTATTACAAGTGCCGCGAGACCATCACAAACGGCATTGTGAGCGGGCAGGAGAAGCCCGGGCATGTGGTCAGCGTCTATCACCCCTACGACAAGCAGATGGTCTCTGCGTGCATCGTGAGCCTTGACACGACCATGAGCGGCACACTCAAGAGCGAAATGGCGGCGCTCGTCGGCTACCTTCCTCCGCAGCCGGATACTACAGTTATTTACAACGAACGCGACCTCATTTCGGAATCCGGGGATTGGACAATACCTGATAATGTGACGGAACTGCACTATGTTTTAATCGGCGGCGGAAGCGGCGGTTTGGCTGGAGAAGCCGGAAACGCGGGCAGCTCAAGCAACAATGCGACCGCCTCGGCAAAGGGCGGTTCCTCCTATACCCCCGGAGGAAAAGGCGGAAAAGGCGGCGCGGGAGGATTGGGCGGTTCCGGCGGAAAGGTTGTTTCAGGCGATATTACAGTTACTCCCGGCGATGTTCTTCACATTTCGGTCGGCACCGGTGGGGGCGCAGGAGAGGACGGTACAGACACGACTTTGACCGTTGGCGAGATTGTATATAGCAGCGCGGACGGAGCATCAAGCGCAATCGGTTATACCGACACTACGACCGGAGAGACCTTTGCAGCAACCGGCGATTCCGGCAAAAACGGCGGTAACGGCGGCGACGGTGGTCGCTTTGGCGATTCTTCGTCAAGCACCTCGGGTGCCGATGGCGAAAGCGTTGGCGAAAATACCGGAGGATCAGGAGGGGTTTCGTCAACAGGGTCAGGCGGTCAGTATATTTCATCTTATCCTAATTATATTGTAACATCTACTGGGTCTGAAACTAAACTTTCAGGCGGTGAAACTTTCTCCGGGTATGTTAGAATCAGCATGAACGAATCGACCGGCATATTCACCTTGTCCAACTATCAGACGGTTACGTATACGTACGGACAGCGCCCAGCATATACTCGGTTTTATTCTGGTGGCAATGGTTCTCAAACAGTTACTGGCACCGACATTTCTGGTACTCCAACCAACTATTACTCTCAACCAATCAAAGTTACAGGCGTCCCGTCATACAGCTCTCCCGGCTATTACTACGGAAAAGCAGGCGGCGGCGAG